AGAAAAATTAAATGATAAAAAAATATATAAATTTATACTTTTTTTCTCGTCCTCTTCCTCCTGCCCTTCCGAGTCTTCTTCTTCCTGACCCTCCATTTCCTGCGAGTCTTTACCCTATTGCCCTTCCTTTTCCCTCCAGTCTTCTTCCTTTTCACTCCAGTCTTCTTCCTTTTCCTACGAGTCTTCTTCCTTTTCCTCTTACCTCTTCCTCTAGGATTAATATCCAATTTAGATCGCAAAGTAAGTTGCATTTCATATATTGGATCACCGTCCAAATCTTTTTGTTTATTAAAAATATGATAATGAACACCATTCAAGGCATCAATTTCAACTTGTGAATTCTCTGGCAATTTCTGCTTATAATATTTATTACAAGCACTTTCTGTCTTTCCAGAATCCTTCCTGATCAAAACTCCACAATTCGCAAACTCAATATTTTCATTAGTAATATTTGGACCAAACAACGCTATTTCATTTAATTCTGTAATCATTTGTTTTAATATATCATATTCACTCATTGATACATTCACTTTATTAATAATATGATTCCTTTTTTCCAATAATTTTTGATTAACATAAAACAAATATTCTTTCCAAGCCTTGATATGTTCATTTAAAGGAAATTCTATCATATCATCCAAAATTGTAAAATCAATTGTTTTTCTTAAATTAATATTTTTCAATTTTGTCTTACCTTTTTCAAATGATAACCATGCACCAGTTGAACTTATCCTATTAACAATAGATGTTGCATTATATGGTGCTTTCATCATAATATTTATCATATCCTCAAATTTTTTTTCCCTTTTTTTAGTTTCCAACCAATAATGTGGATTATAAACCGGTATATTTGGTGATTCTCTACGCTCGCGAGACCGATCACGTCGAGAACCAATAAGACTACGATCATAGTGGTTATAATCAGGACGAGAACCAATACGACTACGATCATAGTGGTTATAATCAGGACGAGAACCAATACGACTACGATAATAGTGGTTATAATCACGACGAGAACCAATACGACTACGACCATCGTAGTTATAATCACGACGAGAACCAATACGACTACGATCATCGTGGTAGTTGTAGTTGGACATTATATAATATAATAATATTTTAATAATTCTCTCAGATAAATATATATGAAACTATATTTATTTATCCTAATAGAAATAATTTTTTTAATGATGATAGGATTAATCATTTACCACGCTCAATACGGTAAAAATTTACAATTAAGTTTAGGCTTGAATAAAATCATATTAATTATTGGTGTTATTAAACTTGTGTATTTAACGCATAGTTTTAATAGAAATATGTCAATATGTGACTTATCCAAAGAATTATATTGTTAATACAACACTACAACCGGGAAATCCCATCAAAAAAATAATTAATCTTTCTCTCATAAATGTATAATGAAAAATAATTTGAAAGACCTAATAGTAACCGCAATAGTTTATTTAACAATAGATATTGTTTATATAATGACAAATACACGATCATTTAAAAAATATTTTTCATTTATACAGGGTTCACCAGCGACATTTAAACGAATCCCAGTAGTGATGGCATATTTAATATTAACTCTTGGGCTTTACTATTTCATAATAAAAGATAGAAGACCTGTGACAGATGCATTTTTATTTGGTGTGCTCATTTATGGTGTATATGATTTCACAAATTACGCAACATTAAAAAAATGGACACTGGCCTTTTCAATAAAAGACACATTATGGGGCGGTATAGTATTCACAATATCAACATTTATAATATATAAGATACTGGGTCATATTTAAAAAAAAAATCTAGCAACGTGGCCATTAAAATCACTAAATCAAAACCAATCTTTCTCTCAGAGATGTTATCATAAATTTATATTTAAAGTTAAATAATTATAAATATAAAAATGGAATGGTCGTGCTATATCATTGAGAATAATGGTTATACTTATGTTGGTGTTTCTAACAATGTAGAAAAGAGATTGAGAGCACATAATGGAGAAATTAAAGGAGGAGCTAAATATACCACAAGTAAAGGCCCTGGATGGAAACATATTTGTCTGATACACGGCTTCCCAACAAAGATAGAATCAATGCAATTTGAGTGGGCATTAAAGCACATTAAGCCGCGGAATGCTGGTGGAATAGTAAACAGAATAAAAAAATTAAATACACTTTTAAATAAAACCAAATGGACAAGCAAAGCACCCTATGCGGCGACGTGCCCATTAACATTGGAATGGGTTGATAAACAATATAGACCCGAAGAATATAATATACCGAAATATGTAAAAGAATTATAAGGGACATATAAAATCCAATAAATTATCGTAATACACTTCACCTCCAAACATATCACCCGCTGAAAATCCAACTGGTTCCCAGTGATTGCCTTTTAAACCCAATTGAAATATGTTAACCTGTTTACTATGCATTTCCCAATCAATTAACAATTTTTTTATACCATTTTTTTTCTCATTGTCACTAACACCAACCATCATTGCATCTTTCCAAATAGAAGAATTTAACAAATCACCAATGGTAGTATATCTATATATAGAATTTGTCCATTCAAACGAAGGTTCATAATGTACATTGTCATATTCTACCCACACATGTGTACACAAGTTGAAACCACCATTATCATTTTCACGAACAACAAATCCAACAACAATATTTAATTTTATATTAAACTTCAATCGGAAGAAATCATATAAAAATTTAGAATTTGTAACACATTGAGAGGTAATATTATTTATTTTTTGAAAATGTAGCATTTGTGAAATGATTGCTTTCATTTTTGTATGATAATTCTTTTCCACTACCGACAGCATTCTCATCATTTTTGCAAAATCCAAACATAAAAACACTACATCAATTTAAATCACCACTTCATCGCCGCCCACCCTTTTTACCCCTACGCCGTGTACTCTTCTTTTTTTTCCCTTTCTTCTTCTTCTTTTTTTTCTTCTTTTTTTTCGTTTTCCCTCTACCTATTGGCACCGCCATCGGCACCCCCTCCACCTCAGCCATCGACGGCACCATCGGCAAACTTAACTCACTAATCTTATCATCAAGATTATCTAAATGTTCTTTATTAAAAATGGCTGAAAAACCAAGTTTCACCTCCCCGTCGTTACCCAAATTGTGTTTATGGTAATATCCCAATTTGGGGTTGAACTTTTTCCACGCCGGAATCTCCAAATTAGTGTTTGGCACTTTAAGTTCCGCTCCCCATTTCTTGATTTTTTTTTCTACGATCTCACACCACTTCATAAACTTTATAACAATTTCTATTAAATATTTCTGTAACTGCTGCTCATTAGCGATGTCCTCTCTAAACCTTTCTGTTTCGTTTTCGTATTTCGCTAACAACTCCCTTTTTTTTTTCTCGTACTCCTCTTCAAACTCCCTTTCTTTTTTCTCGTACTCCTCTTCAAACTCCTTTCTCAATTTATTATACATTTCCAAATATTTTTCGTACAGTTCACTCATATAATATAATATGTATATAATTATTAAATGACAATTTGTTATTTTATCAAAAAAATTTTAATTTAAAAATAATTTCTTAAATTAAAATATAATGGATTTAACAGCATTAGAACAAAAATTAAATAGTTTTAGTCAAACACAGCAACCCTTTTCACCACAATCAAACCCAATGACTACCAATACAAAACCTACAATAAGCAACCCATTTACAACCGCACACAACACCGCACACAACACCGCACACAACACCGCACACAACACCGCACACAACACCGCAGCCAACACCGCACAAAACACCGCAGCCACTGCAAAAAAACAACCAGTAAGTGTAACAAGAAAAATAAATGAAGTAACGAATGAAGATGTACAAAATTACAGTGAAAAAGCAATTCCATCTTGGAAAAATCTCCAGTCGTTATATGAGGGACAATGGAATAAAGAAAAAGAAAAGTTTCAGACACATTTAAAGGCCAATTTCGCGGCGTTAGTAGAAAGATTTGCCTCGGGAAAACAAGAATTATTCCAATTATGCGCCCCAGAACGCAGAGAAAAATTGTACATAGAAGCTTTCTTAGAACTTTTTGAATCGGGATATGCCCCACACGTGGGAGACGTAGAACGAATCGCCAATAAACGGGTAAGAAAACTATTCATAACTCTTCCTCACAATTATTCTAGTATTTATTAAACAAAATCCATAATAATATTAATAACATCTTCTGGAATTTTTGTTAATTTAAATATTTCTTTATGGCCGTGATATTTGAGATATTTTTCTCTTTTTTTAAAAACTATTGGTATATTAGGCAGAATCATTTCTCTCATATATTTCATACGCCCAGGTTTATAAACAGATCTAAATACACTTGGGTTACTTTTCAATGTATAACCAATACACAAAGTATTTTCATCCACCCAATAAGCGAACTTTCTATTAACTAGTGGATGATTTTTACCCAATCCCATATTACGAGAACGTATATCTTCATAATATTGCGAAATATCTTCAACTTTATATAAAACTTGATTCCATAAATCGGCACTATCAAAATGCCACGCGTGACATATATACATCATCTTAAACATTGAAGGAATCATAATAAATTATTTTGAATTAATTAAATATTATATTTAACTTATTATATTTAAAAATCAATTTTATTTTTAACTGTATTAAAATATTTTGAAAGATATGCATTTTTTTTTAAAATGCTATTTTTATGTTTGATAAAATAAGAAATTATAAGTGAGAAGGCATAACAATAAAAAACAAGAACGCAAACCGTGAAGAATAAAGAAAGTAAAAACATAAAACCATCTTTAGAAAGGTAAGCAAAACTCATAAAAGTCACCGTCGTTGAAGGTAACCAATTGGTTAAAATTAAAGGAATAAACATAAGAATGGAATTTAACAACATTAATAAAGATGAGATTTTTAGAAATAAAAAATTAAATGCATATTGATGCCCCTTTTTAAAATAACATTCCATTTTAAATAAAACCTCATCAAAACGTTTATAATAACGCTGTCTAAATGATGTAATTTTAATTTTTTTATTTAAAATAAAATCAGGTAAATAAGCAGTACGGTAACCCAATAAAAGTTGAAAAGAAAGAAAAAAAGTTATTAAGCCTCCAATAATAGTAGAAGACCCAAGCCCATAAATTGGACTAGGTATTGAAGTAGGAAATGTAATTATAAAAAGAATGGCAAATATACCATCTTGTTTAAAATGATTAACAATTTCTCCAATAGTAAAACTTTTTTTATTTTTTTTTTACAAGTTTATTAATTTTATTTCTGAAATCTAACATTATATATTAATAATATTATATAATCGTTGATTGCATAAATCAACATATTCTGGATTAATTTCATAACCAATAAACTTAACCTTTAATTTATTAGCAGCAACGCATTCGCTGCCTGAACCAGCAAAAGGAACAACAAGAAACGTATCAACGCCCGAACCACCCTCGCCTAGAGCCTTATTCATAGCCGCTTTAATTAACTTTTCACATAAAGCAAGTGGTTTTTGCGTGGGATGATCTACACGTTCTTTCCGTCCAGCACCACCAGCCAAAGCAGATATTTTGATAACATCCCGCGGTAATGCACCACCACTATGGGCTTTATAAACCGTTTCCTTTTCCCCATTGCTAAATCTACCTTTAGTTGCCTTCCGCACTTTACCTGCAGCATTTTTCAAGAAAGTTTTTGTATAAGGTTCGCGCACATCATCGCGATTAAAATTGGGCCGTTTATTCTTAGAACAAACCAATATACTTTCATGCGATCTTTGCCAAAAATTCAAAGAAGGTGTAACTTTATTTGTATAATGCCATACAATCCAACGCACATTGATATTAATTCTAACTCTAATATAAGCCAAAATTTCACTGAATCCATAAATGTATAATGTACCAGTAGGCTTTAAAATTCTAATGCATTGTTCAATCCATTTATCACACCATAACAAGTAATCATCTGTATCCACATTACAACTATTATTCCCAAAATCTTTACCAATATTGTAAGGTGGATCACAAATAATAATATCCACACTTGCATCATCAATACCCTTCATCCCTTCAATACAACATTCATTTAATACAACACCACAAACA